AGAGGAAGTGCCTATGCTGTGGCGTGAGATGGTTGAGCGTACATATCCTAAGTCTGCTGTACCTTGGGAAGCAGAAGCAACCTGGGCAGGTAAGACCGAAGGTATGACTATGGCTGCACTAGATGCATGTGCTGCTGGTTCTATGTGGGAAGTTTACGAACCAACTCCAATGACTCGTGAATGGTTAGAGGAGAATAATTACATTGACTGAAGATTCTTTTTCCATTCTGCCATATGTTGTGGCAAGATCTTTTGATGATGACTTTGATGATATTCAAGATCATTTCATGGATTGGATGGAAAATTATGCTAAAGTTTATCAACCAAACCATAGAAGTAATGTTGATGGGTATCAAAGTCCTGATGATTTTTATCTAGAGAAAAGCTTTACCCCTCTTCTAAATTATTTAAGTGATAGGATCACGAGTTTGTTGGAAGTGTACTATAAGAATGAGCTCGTCGAGGTGCATTTTCAACCTCGTCTCGCCAACATGTGGTTTAATATTAATTATACTGATTGTTATAATGTAAGACACACTCATCCTGGATCATCTATAGCTGGGGTACTATACATAAATGTACCAGATAAATCTGGGGGTATTACTTTTCATCATTTAGATGAACATAATCTATCATTAACTCAGCAAACATGTTTTAGTGTCGAACCTGATGATGGATTGATGATTCTTTTTCCTGCATCATTATCTCATGGTGTAGATAGAAATTTGAGTGATGGTAAAGAACCTCGGATGTCAATTGCATTTAACCTCTATGAATACTACCATGAAGATAATTGATAATTATTTGGAGCAAGACTATTTTGATCATCTAAAGAATAGTGTATTCAGTACACAGTTCCCTTGGGTATTTTGTCAAGAGGTTGCTAACTTAGGTGAAATGAATGATAATCATTTCTTTTTTACTCATAGGGTATTTGATCGGTTTGAACCACAGAGTTCTTTCATAAAAGAACTGGATCATTTGTTAGTAAATTATTTAAATGTAAAAGCTCTTATAAGAGTAAGATTTAATTTGTATCCCAATAGTGGTAAATTTATTGAACATGATTTTCATGAGGATTATCATTACAATCATAAGACTGCAGTTTTATATTTGAATACTTGTAATGGATACACTGGATTTAAAGATGGAAAAAAAGTAGAGAGTGTTGAGAATAGAGTTGTTCTTTTTGATGGATCCGAACCACACCATAGTACCACTTGTACCGATCAAAAAGCTAGAATTGTATTATCGGTAAGTTACTTCTGATAAATACTATGAGTCACATATTCATTTTGTCGTAATGCCTACACGCATTAAACCAAAAAGAAGTACCACGCAGGGTCAGATTCCTGGTTTAGTAGACCTGGAAGATGGAGAGATGGCTATTAATATAGTTGACCAGAAAATCTATATTAGATCTGGGAACAATGTAGAAACAGTTGCTCAAGCAGCAACCGGTGCCACTCCTGTATATACTGATCTTACTGGTCCTATTACTACCCAGTTAGTTGTTAACAAGAGATATCTTGCGAACACTAGTGCTGGTGCCATTAACGCTACAATGCCCGTGGTCAATCTCTCTATTGGAGACAGTATTGAGATCGCTGATGGCGGACAAAACTGGAATATAAATAATGTTATATTGACCTCAGCTTCGCATCAATTCAAAGATGCGATTGGCAACATTGATAATGGTCCCGTTAACTTAGATGTTTCGGGAGTGACTGTTATGTTCTTGTGGACAGGTACTTATTGGAGAATCATTAGCTAATGGCATTAACTTTAAGTAACGCACATTTTCAGCCTAAAGATTCTACGGGTTATTATGTTTATGCGTTGAGGAGAGATGCAAATGACATGCTGTTCTTTAGCAAAGTAAGCACTGCATCTACCAGTGAAACTCTTGATCCTCATCGTTTAGATGGAACGCAGGTTGAAGAGTTCGGAGACTACAACGATTATGTTGAAGAAACTACCGAACAGAAAGCACTTGCCAATAACCCACAAGATAAATATCAACAGATACGCTTTGATAGGCGCAACCTTTTTTATTACCTAGACACTGATGGATATTTAGTCCTTCAGGTCAACGGAACCCATTCATACTCTGAACCTGTTTAACGAGAACCTACAATGGCAGAATTTAGACTTGGTAGACTGAAATTTAACTGGCGTGGTGCCTGGACAGCTTCTACCGCATTCATTATTGATGACATCGTTAGATACGGTGCCAGCAGTTATGTTTGTACAACAAATCATACTTCAGATGCCAGTTCTACTGGATTTCCAAACGATAGTGCCAACTGGGACCTCCACACAGAGGGTCAGAACTATGCTGGCGAGTGGTCAACTGGTACTGGATATGTTGTAAACGATATCGTCAAGGAAGGCGGTAATCAATATATCTGTACGGCACAACATGTGTCAACTGGTGTACAAAGCAACTGGTACAGTTCTGATTTCCCAGCATACTGGGATCTCTATGCTGAGGGACTGAACTTCCGAGGTGCTTTTACAACTGATACTTATTATGGCATCAATGATGTCATTAAGTATGGCGGACAAGAGTATCGTACAACTGTTCCCTTCCAAGTCGCTAGCGACTTTTCAATGCAGGGGATTTCTACTAGCCCCCATGATCCTACTGGAGTAGGTTCGGATGGTTTCTATCCTCCAGCATCTAATTTCACAGACTTTAACAAAGCCTTCACTAATGAAGGTCTCTACAATGCAAACAGGCGATACGAAAGAGGAGACATCGTTGAGTACATCGGTGCATCTTATGTTGCTATCGGTACTAACCCTCTAGGTGCTCAACCAAACGAAAACGCTGATCAGTGGACAGTTCTTGTTGGTGGTATTGGTACTGGAGCAGGTTCTACCTACGATCCTAATGAAATCTATGCTCGTGGTGAGATTGTAACCCTTGGTGGTAACACTTATATTGCTGACCAAGTTAAGATTCTTGCAGACAATAGACCAGTTGGTACTGCTATTACTACCCTTGATACTGGTACTAATGGTTGGTCTCTGTTAACCAGAGGATTTAACTGGAGAAGTACCTGGAGTGGTTCTGGTGTATACGAGATCGGTGATGTTGCCGAGTTCTCATCTTCTGCTTACATCTCAGTAGCTTCATCGAACATTAATGTTCAACCTGGTACTGCTGTTACCATGTGGGCAGCATTTGCTATCGGTGATAGTGCAGCACTGCTGACAACCAAAGGTGACTTGCTTACTAGAGATGGTACTGGTCCTACGAGACAGGGTATTGGTACGCAAGGTACATATCTAAGAGTCTCTTCTAATGATGAGATTGAGTGGCAGTATCCTGGTCTTCGCACCAAGGTATACTATGTTGATGCCCAGCAGGGTAGCAATGATAATACCGGTCTTACCCCTGACAATGCTTGGGGTTCAATCGCTTATGCTTCTACTGCTGGTCAGATCAGAAGGGATGTTACAAACTTTGTTTATGATGAGACTAGTGGTGTTGCAACAGTTACTGCTGCTTCTCATGGTTTGTTCCCTCAGGGTCAGGTTAAGCTACAGGGTATTGGATTCACTTGCGCTGTTCAACACGCTGGTATTACTACTACTATCTTCCCAGATGGTACACAAGGATTCTTCTTCAAAGTTGACTCCGTTACTGACTCCGACACCTTCGTAACCAATGTTGGTATTTCTACGATTGCTCATACTTATGTGAGTGGTGGTGAGGTTACTGATGTATCTCCTATCATTCTTAAGTTGTCTGCTGGTGTATTCAGTGAGCAACTTCCTATTACTCTACCTAAGAACTTCTCCATTGCTGGTGATGTTCTGAGAGGTACGACTGTTCAACCAGCTGCTGGTCTTTCTACCGAGGGTCTTGTTCCTAACAGTCGCCAGACGATGTTCTTCGTGTCTGACTCCACTACGGTTCAGGCAATCACGATGCGTGGACTTCAAGGTTTTAGTTATGATGTAAACGATGCCTTTAATACTGATAAGTGGCAGGTTAAGACCGGTGTTGGTTCTACTGCTTGTGGCGTATACTTCAGACTGAATCCCGAAACTCCTATCCTTGAGCGTTCACCTTATATTAAAGATTGTACTGCATTCTCTAATGTATGTACTGATGGAACTGGGCATGAAGGTGCTGTCGGTGTCTTTATTGAGGGTGGTGTTCATGAAGGAAAACCAGAAGGATCTGGTGGTAAATCGATGGTGTTCGATGCCTTCACTAATATTCATTCTGGTGGTGTAGGATTCTTCTTAGAAGATGACGCTCTCTCTGAGATTGTTTCTTCCTTCACCTATTATTGTGCATTTGGATATGTTTCTGATGATGGATCTGAAATTAGATCCCTGTCAGGTAACAATTCCTATGGTACATACGGTGCTGTAGCTGTTGGATTCTCTACACTAGAAGTTGCTAGAACTGGTCGCCTCTTCGGTGACAAGATGTCAACTCAAGTTGGTACTCCTGCTGGTACTCTCTCTGTTGGTGCTACGATGCGTGGTACTGTATCAGGAGCTCGCGCTGTACTTACAAACAATCAGGTCTCTGCTGATATCTTATACTTTAAGTATGACAGTGGATTTGGTAACCCTGATGGCGCTAACGGTGCTGTTGGTGTTGGTACTACCGTCTTCACACCTGGAGAATTTATTGAATTAGATTCTGTTGGTGCTGGTGCTACCGGATATATTCAGATTGCATCAGCATCTAACGCCGTTAGTGGACAGAAAGATGGATTATTTGAAGTTACTGGATTGAGTACAACTCCAGTTGTTGGAGATGCGATTGGATTTACTACAGTTGGAATGGGATTCTCCGATTCCATCACTTATATTATTAGAACCGTAAGTGATTATGATTTCGCATCTGGTCGTTCGACGATTAACATTGCACCTGTAAAAGGTTCTTCTCCAGCATCGTTTGATAACCAAGAGTTCACGATGAGATCTAAGTTCTCTAAGGTGCGTCTCACGGGTCATGATTTCCTTCTGATTGGTACTGGTAACACTTCACAGACTAATTATCCTGATACTGATGAGAACACAGCTTCTCAAGGTAATGAGACTAATGTTCAAAATTCCGGTAAGATCTTCTTCGTTTCTACTGACCAAGGTGGTAACTTCAGAGTTGGTGAATTCTTCTCTGTTAACCAGTTGACTGGTGCTGCTACTTTGGATGCTTCTGCATTCAACCTGTCAGGTCTTTCTGAACTGAGACTGGGTGCTATTGGTGGTCAGATTGGTGAGGCAGTTAATGAATTCTCCTCCGATGAATTCATGGCTGGTGATTCTAACCAAGCATGTCCTACTGAGAAAGCAGTTCGTGGATTCCTTACTCGCGGTAAGATGGATACCACTTCTGGTATTCTTGTTCCACCTCGTGGTAATCAAGCTGGGCGTCCGACTGGTATTGATCTGATCGAAGGTGGTCTTCGCTACGATACTGATGCTGATGGATTTGAATTCTATAACGGAACTGCTTGGTTGCCTCTAGGTGCCTACGCTAATGTAGATGTCAGTGCTGATGGAACTACATTGGCAAATAGACAGCAAGCTTGGTGTAATACTAGTGGTGGTTCATTCACTGTCACTTTACCTTTATCTCCTGTTAAGGGTGATAGTATTAGAATCTTTGATGTTGCTAAGACATTTGATACTAATAGCCTTACGATTGGCAGAAATAGTCAACCAATCATGGGTGACTCTGCTGACTTGGTTGTATCTACTGAAGGTGCTGCCTTTGAACTCGTGTTCTATGATGGATCACAAGGATGGAGAATCATCACTATCTGATTCATACCACAGATACCACAAGGGAGAGCAATCTCCCTTATTTTTATTATGATGACATAAATACTACTACGAATTCACCATTAAGAATATAAACAATGGCTGACTATCAAACCTATAAAAAAATCGATGCTGATGATGCAGTTATTGATGGAACCATTGGTCCAAGCAAAGTAACGGGTGTATCTACAGGTAATGTTTGTAGAAGCTTTTATTATAACTGCTGCCATAATGAGCCATGTAATGGTGGTTGCTGCCACCTTTGGACCGTACCAGAAAAAGTAACCACCATTCAATTTGAAATTGTATCTGGTGGTGGATCAGGTGCCGGTGGTCGTTGCTGTGGTAATGGACCTGGTATGGGCGGCGGAGGCGGCGGTTACGCTACTAAAATGCAGTATGCTAACTGTGGTCATTTTGTCGCTGGATCTACTCAGTTTACTCTTTGTGCTGGTTCCACTAGCAGATGTTCTTGTTGTGGATGTTGCCATGGTAGAACCGGTTGTGGATTCTATGGGTGCCCTTCTTTCGTCTTAGGCGGTGGATTAGGAACCTTCTGTATGCAAGGTGGATCTTTCGCATCGCAGAGATGCGTTGAGAGTTGCTACGCTTGCCTGAAAATAGCACAAAGAACCAACTGTCTTACTGCTTGCTCTGCTGCTTGGCCTGATGGACAATCTAAGCCTGATACAGCAAATCCAGAAAACGAATTCTATATTTGTGGTTTGTCCGGTGGTGAACTGAAGCATGTGAACTGCCACTCAAGATCATTTGCAGTTGCATCCTCTCCAGTTGGTCCTTGGACAAGTGGAAGAAACTTTGGAGTAGGTCGTTGCTCCTATGGTGACAGCAGAGGATGTTGTTCTTCACCTTCTCTGTTCCCTGGTGGTGGTGGATTTAGTGGGGCTAGTCAAGGTGGACAATGCTGGGGTGACTGGGGCGGCGGTGGCCTCGTAGTTGTTACAACTTGGTCCTGATAAATACTTACAACGGAGTACATTTTTAGCAATGGCGCAAATTACTAAAACAATTGTTTATCCTGTACCTACTGAGTGGTATGGCGATACTCAGGACACAAATAGAAGTGGTATCTGTACATATACTGGACCAGATAGGATTACTTTCTGGTATGTAAATAATGGAACAGATGCTGATCCTCTCTGGGAAGTAGAGCATTCTTTCCCATCTGATCCTGGTGAGGACAGAGATCCTCCAGCTGGGACACGAGTTGTTGAGCTTAATGCCGATACTCATCCTATGAATGCAGTTGCAATGTTTGGAGGTATTCTTGCTCCAGAACTGATTGAAACTCCTGCTGGTCCTGATTCGGAGCCTAACCCAATCCTTCCTAACTATCTTTACTTCAATGAAGTATATGATATGTGCTCATTCGGTTATAATTTTGAGACTAGTCTTTGGAATACAGGTAGATTCTCTGGTCCCCACACAGAAATTGATCTAGAAGATGAATCTGCTAGTCATTCCTTTGGATGGGAAGAAGTAAGAAAAACAAGAAATATCTTGCTTGAAGGATCTGATAATAAAATTCCTGCAGACGCTCCAGCAGGTTTTGTTAGTGAGTGGGCAACATATCGTCAAAAGTTGAGAGACTTGCCAGATACTTGGAGTAGTGTTGGTAACAATACTTATCTGATCGTATGGCCTAGAGAGCCTGGTGATCGTGAAGGATTTACTGGAGATTCTCCTGAGACTGGATTGGATTCTACTGATACTAGCACTGTAGGAGCCTAATTATTATGGCGGATTATCAGACCTATAAAAAAATTGATGCTAGTGATGCATTTATTGACGGAACTGTAGGTCCAACTAAAGTAACAGGAGTTTCTACAGGCAATGTTTGTAGAAGCTTTTATTATAACTGCTGTCACAATGTTCCAGAGAATGGTGGATGTTGTTACCTCTGGACCGTACCAGAAAAAGTAACCACCATTCAATTTGAAATTGTATCTGGTGGTGGATCAGGTGCAGGTGGTCGTTGCTGCGGCAACGGTGCTGGTATGGGTGGCGGTGGTGGTGGTTATGCCACCAAGATGCAGTACGCTAACTGTGGTCATTTTGTCGCTGGATCTACTCAGTTTACAATTTGTTCGGCATCTAGTAGTAGGTGTTCCTGCTGTGGTTGTTGTCACGGTAGAACCGGTTGTGGATTCTATGGGTGCCCTTCTTTCGTCTTAGGTGGTGGATTAGGAACCTTCTGTATGCAGGGCGGATCTTACGCTAACCAAAAGTGTACAGTTGCTTCTTGTTATGCCTGTGCAAAGCAAGCACAAAGAAACAACTGTTATAACGCTTGCTCTGCTTCTTGGCCTGATGGACAAACTAAGCCTGAGACAGCAAATCCAGAAAACGAATTTTATATTTGTGGTTTGTCCGGTGGTGAATTTAAATCGTATAGTTGTCACTCGGACGACTTTGCAATTGCATCTTCTCCAGTTGGTCCTTGGTCTACAGATAGAAACTTTGGTGTAACTCGCTGCTCCTATGGTAATGCTAGAGGATGTTGTTCTTCACCTTCTCTGTTCCCTGGTGGTGGTGGATTTAGTGGGTCTACTCAAGGCAGTCAATGCTGGGGTGACTGGGGTGGTGGTGGACTGGTTGTTGTTACAACTTGGTCCTGAAACGAAATTGACTTTTTAATTCCATAATTTCGGGGAAATTTTCCCCGGAATTTTTTTTGATTTTTAGGATTTTATAAAATGTTTGAACTAAATGAAAATCTTGATGTTAGTGTTAAGAGAGTAGGACCGCAAAATAGAACGATTATAATTGCCGATAATTTTTATAAAAATCCAGACGAAATAAGAAATCTCTCTTTAAGCTTAGAGAGAAAAACAAATGAGAGTTTAATAGGCGATCTTCCTGGTCAAAGAATATTCAAAGAGACTTCAGAAGTAAAGAAGAATCTTAAACCCTTTTTTGATGAGTATTGTTTAGACAATTCTCTATGGTCTAAGAATATTGATAAACAATCATATGAATTCCAGTGGGATACTGTTGGATTCATGTGTAATTTTATGAATTATGATAGTGCATTTCATGCACCATGGTTCAATATTCCTCATCAAGATTCATATCTGCAAGATCTTACTACAGATTTAAATCAGTTTGGTGCAGTGATTTATTTGAATACTCCAGAAGAATGTCAAGGTGGTACAAATTTATATTCGTATAAAGGGCAGATGTCTCTTCCATATAAGGTAACGGAATATATTGACAAACCCGATGGATTTGACGATGAGGTTACAAGACCTGAACAATGTTTTCCATACATCAGAAAGTGGTTGTATGGTGATAGAGAGTGGAGAGTTGAATATGAGGCTGAAATGGTGTATAATAGATGTATCTTTTATGAATCTGATGTAATGCACTCGCAGAACATTGATCATGGGATGTTCACCGAACATGATCGAGTGAATCAGGTTTTCTTTTTATAACTATATACTTTGTTGACCAAATTAGTATGAGATCAAAAGCATTCTTCATTAATGGAGGAGCTGGTAGAGTTATCACCTCCATCCCTGCCTTTGAAAAATACGCAGAAACACATGATGATTTTATCATTGTGTGTGAGGGTGGGATGAACTTCTACAAGTCCCATCCAGCCCTTCACAAATACGCATACGACAACTGGCATAAAGATCTTTTTGAAGATAAAATCAAAGAAAGAGATTGTGTCACACCTGAACCATATCGTCGTTGGCATTACTACAATCAAAAATGTAGTATTGCTCAAGCATTTGATATGGAAATCAATGGTATCGATGAGCCTAGGGATCTTCCTAAACCTACAATTAAACTAGCAAAGCATGAGGGTATTCAAGGTCTTCAGCTAGTTGATGAGGCAATCAAAGTTACTGGAAAGGAAAAAGTTATCGTTGTACAGCCTTTTGGTAGAGGTGTAATGGATGAGGGTGGATATATTTTTGACCCAACATCTAGAAGTTTTAGTCTTGGAGATATTAGTAAAATTGTTAATGATCTCAAGAAGGATTATTGTGTAATTGTAATGTCTGAGTTCCCATTTCAAACAGAGGAGGGAGACTCTAAGTATCCATTTATTCTACCTCAAATTCCTGATGTCCGTATCTGGACATCTATTATTAATAGGGCAGACCATTTCTTGGGTTGCGACTCTGTTGGTCAACACATTGCAGCTGCAACTGATACTAGTGTAACAGCAGTGATTGGATCAACATATCCTATTAATATTAGCTATCCAAATGACAATCAATTTGATATAATTGATTTAGGAGAGGATAAAAGAACATTCTCTCCCATTAGATTGACAATGGAAGACTATGCTGATATGCAGAATGATGAATGCATGGCAATGGCAGAAGAGGATATTCAAAATGTGCTGAAGTCTTGTAGAGATAGACTTGGAAAACCGGTAAAGAAAAAAGAGACAACAGAAACCCCTACAAAAGGATTTGGTAAATGACACAGTGGATTGCTGGTATCACTCGCGGACACAACGCTGGAGTATGTCTTCTAAAAGATGGTGAGCTTATTTTTGCTGTTGAAGAAGAGAGATTATCTCGTCGTAAATATGATGGTGGACCTATTGCCTCACTATTAGAGATACAGAAGTACACTGATAAACTTGATTATCTTGTTGTTGGTCACACTCAATTAATGGAGAGGGATTGTGGTCATCTTGAGTATAGTAATGAACCAATCTATGTTGGGATGGCAAGAAAACTGGGTTTGATTGAAGATGTCGAACCAGATCCAGACAAGATGCATCCTCAAGTTGTTGATGTTGGTAATGTTCATCATAAACTTCACGCTGCTGCTGCTTTCTATAGGTCTGGATTTGAAGAAGCAGCTGCACTTGTAGTTGATGGAGCAGGAACCTTCATTCAGTTTGATGTAATGGGGCATACTGAAACTGTATGGGAAACTGAAACTATTTTTGATTGTAAGTTTCCAAATACAATTAATACCACATACAAACATCTCGGAACTCGTGGTCCCTGCTGCACAAATTATGTTCCTAAAATGGAAGCAGCAATGGCTTATCCTGGTGAAACTGGTTTCTTCTCTTATACTCTCGATGAAACTGCAGGTATCGTAAAAGCATACGAAGCTGCTACACAATACTGTGGTTGGCATGCTATCGAGGCTGGTAAAACTATGGGATTATTTCCATATGGAGAACCTAACGAAGAAGTTCCCACTCTGTTTAAAGAGGTTGGAACAGTAGATAGGAATGTTATTGTTCCTACTTATCCTAATGCTGGGCATGTTAATATTCAAGAATATCCTTTTTTAAACAATCACGAGTCTGACGATATAACTAAACTTAAGAATCGTAGAGACTTTGCCTATGCAGTACAAACTGAAACGCAAGAAGCAGTTTTGAAGCTAATCTATAAAGCAGTTGAACTCACTGGTAAAAAGAATGTTGTTCTTTCTGGTGGATATGGATTGAATTGTGTAGCAAACTATTGGTATCTTGATAAGTTGAAAGAAGATGGTATCAATCTCTTTGTTGAACCCGTCAGTAATGATGGTGGAACTGCTATTGGAGCTGCCTTATATGTACATTATCAATTGAATGGTAAGGAACAAACAACAGTTCCTTCTAGAATTACCGATTTGTACTATGGTCCTGACCATAACTATACTATTGAGCAGATTATTGATACTGCTGACAAGTATAGTGGTATTGTGAGTGATGCTAACAATGACGATGTAATTAATTTGATCTCTAATGAGAATATCGTCTCACTTTTCCAAGGAAAATCAGAAGCTGGTCCTCGCGCTCTCGGCAATCGTTCTATTCTTTATGATCCCCGTGATTCTGAAGGTAAAGATTTTGTCAATAAGGTGAAACATCGTGAATACTTCCGTCCATTTGCTGGATCTATTCTTGCCGAGCATGCCGATGAATGGTTTGATTTGCGTGGGATGGAAGATACTCCCTTCATGATGTATGCGGTTAAGTGTCAACCTGGCATTGAAGAAAAAATCCCAGCTATTATTCATGTTGACGGAACATGTCGTATTCAAACTGTTACTGAAGAACAGAACAAGAATTACTATGACCTCATCAAAGCCTTCTATGATGCTACGGGTTGTCCGATTTTGTTTAATACCTCTTTCAATCTTGGTGGTGAACCTCTGGTGGAGACCCTGGACGACGCTTGCCGTACTCTTGCTAACTCTGACATCGAGTATCTTTATCTTCCTGAATATGGTAAAATAATCCAGGTATCTAATGACTAAGAAAGTTTTTGTAAATGGAACCTTTGATATCCTTCACTCTGGACATTTGCAACTCTTAGAGTATGCAAAGTCTATGGGTGATGTAGTAGTTGTTGGTATTGATAGTGATGAGCGGGTAAGGGAAAAGAAAGGTCCTTCTCGCCCAATAAATAACGCCGAAGATAGAGCATACATGCTACAAAGTCTTAAGACTGTAGATCATGTAGTTCTATTTGGTTCTGATGAAGAACTAGAAAAGTGCATAGCTGTTACTGCACCTGATATAATGGTAGTAGGATCTGACTGGGAAGGAAAGTCAGTCATTGGATCTATGTACGCTACTGAATTACATTTTTTCCCTAGGTTAGAAGATTATGCGACTAGCAAAACCATACAAAGTATTATTGATCGGGGATAGTTGTACTGATGAATGGGTCTATGGTCCATGCAATAGACTAAGCCCAGAGGCACCAGTCCCTATACTAATCCAAGATCAAAAAGAACAGGCACCTGGCATGGCTGCCAATGTTCGTGCCAATTTGGAGTCTCTTGGTATTGATGTAACCTTCCTTACTAATAAGGAACCTCTTACTAAAACGAGATATATTGATATCCGATCTAATCAACAGATTGTTCGAGTAGATAATGAACCCAATGTAAAGCCTTTACATCCGTCTGAATTGCAGATGGCTCTATTGCATGATACATATGATGCTATTATTATTTCGGACTATAACAAAGGATATATTCCTGCTGCAAAAACAATCAGTGACATTGCTAGCAGGTATCCTAATACATTAATATTTGTGGATACGAAAAAAACTATACTCCCTACGGAGCATAGTAATGTCATCTATAAAATTAACAAGAAAGAGTTTGAGAGTTTAGATTCAGATCATATTCCAAACTCTACGAATATAATTGTTACCATGGGGTCTGAAGGTGCTGCATGGAATAAGAAAAAGTTTCCATGTACAGATCTTGTTCGGACATTTGATGTGACTGGAGCTGGAGATACTTTCCTTGCAGCTTTAGTTTTCTATTATATTCAACTTCCGTCAATGGATGAAGCAATTTGTTTTGCTAATAAGGCTGCTGCTATTGCAGTACAGAATCCTGGTACATATATTCTCACTATGAATAATGTTGATAGGATTTTAAATATATGAGATATACTGTTGATATTGACGGTACTATATGTTATCCTGGACAAGGAGAACACAGGTATACACATGCAACACCCATGTGGGATCGCATACAGATAATAAATAAACTTTATGATGAAGGTCATATCATTACTTATCTTACTGCTAGAGGTATGGGTAGATATAATAACGATAGAGAGCTATCTGAGAAAGAGTTTTATGAATTTACTAAGAATCAAATAGAATCATGGGGATGTAAGTTTCATAATCTATACTTAGGAAAACCTTCAGCTGATTACTACATAGACGACAAGGGAATTAATGACAAAGACTTCTTCAATTAAGGTAGTCCCCAAAGGATGGGGATATGAAAAGTGGATTGTAAATAATGAAATGTATTGTGGCAAACTCTTATTCATTGAAAAGAATAAGAGATGCTCCTGGCATTACCACAAAATAAAAGATGAGACTTTCTACTTACAGAGTGGTCTCATCTCATTATATTTTGGGTGGGGTGAAGATCTTAGTAAAGCAGAGCTCAAAGTCTTAGAACCTGGAGATAAGTTTTATGTCCCTACTGGTCTAAAGCATCAGATGATTGCGTTGGAAGACTCAGAATTGTTTGAATTCTCAACGCAACACTTTGATTCAGACTCAATCAGAATTCATCGTGGTAATTGACATAATCAGCAACGGTTTTGAACTTATAGTTTAACCAATTCATATCTGCCTGAGTATTGTATTGATACTTACCAACGAGGTTTGGTGGGAAAGGAATTTCCTCTACCATAGCCTCGGTTTTTTGTGCAACTAAATCTGCCACCTCTTGAATAGTAATTGCAGCACCAGTTCCTAAGTCATAGATACCACTACCTGCACTATTAGTCAGCACAACATTTACAATGTCTCCTACCCAGATATAATCTCTATGTACCTTATTTGATCCCTCAAAGGGATGAACTTTGCCTGTAGCAGATTGCCACTTGAACTTACTTATAAGGCTTGCCTGCTCTCCTTTGTGGACTTCACCGCTACCATATACATTAAAGAACTTAAATCCTTGGATGTGTGAGAATCTATGCATATTGTCTTGCACCCAGTAATCAACTGTTGCTTTTGATAATGCGTAGTGGTTTAGAGGATTAATAATACCATCAGTTGACATGCAACGACCATAAGTGGAAGCAGAGGAGGCATACTTGACGGGAATACCATGCTCAATTGCTTTTTCAAATAGCTTGATGCTATAATCAATATTATACTTGTAAATTAAATCTACATTTTTATCTGTTGTGAATGAGCGAGCACCCATGTGGATGATTGTGTTTACTTCTTCCCAACGATTGAATTTATTCAACAGGTCAAAGCAGTTATCAATATCAATTTCAAGCACATCGGTCATGCTTTTAGTAAAGTGACCACCAATGAATCCTTTCGCTCCAGTAACAATATTCATAGTAAGGCTCTTTATAATATATATTCTACCATACCTAAATATAAAAAAGGTGCTCACCTATAGATTTTGAGGCATGACTCTTAAAAGATATACCCTGGCAGTTACTAGTGCAGATCGTTGGAATGAGATCCATGGGGCTCTCACTATCGACTCTAATCAGGACGGAATCCCAGACAGAAAAATTACTTGTACCGATGAGCACTCAATTAGTGCAGTTCGTGGTACTTATGAGTTAACGGATGACGAGGCTCAAGAGATTGCTCGTCATCCTCATGTTAAGTGGATTGAACTTTCACTAAAAGACAATAGAGAAAGCTTTCCAGATCCATCTCTGGTAATGCCGTTAAGGTTTGATAGTGATGTTAAAATCTATAGAGATTTAGATAGTAATGGTCCACCAGCTTCAAGTCCAACCTCTGCAGAATTAAATAGAACAAACTGGGCGCTTCCTAGACTTTCTGGTATTACAACCAACGGACAGTTTTGGAGTAATGTAGTTGGTGATATTGCACCGGTTACTGGTAACTTTGACTTCTTATATGACGGTAGAAATGTAGATATTGTTGTTCAAGACTCTGGTACTCTACAATCACACCCAGAATTCTTGAACGACGATGGATCAAGTAGGGTGCTTGACATTGTTCTTGACTTCCCGTATTTTCTTGACCCTGGTTACTTTAATAGTCGTGGATATGTTTATACATTAGAAGATGGATCTACTGGTATTGATACTTCTAGAGCTGAAGCATGGTGGGAAGATAACAATGCTAGATCTTCTGAATTCGTTCTTCTTCCTGAAGTAGTTATTCCTTCTGGTTATAATAGAAATGGTGCTATTGGTATTGGTACTGCAGGTGGTAATAACTTAGGTAGTGGTCACGGTACTGCAGCTGCATCTCTTGCTGCTGGTAAAAACTTTGGTCTAGCATTTAAGTCAAACATCTGGGCAATGCCTTGTGTGTCTGATAATGTTGGCATGGACATTGAGACATCTTATGATCTCATTAAGTTCTTCCACTTATATAAACCAGTAAATACGCAAACTGGTGTAAGAAATCCTACAGTTGTTAATGGTTCTTGGGGTTATCAGGCTGCTGTCCTCGCATCGGGAGTTATACAATATAGGTTTACTGGTATTACTAGTAGCATTGACCTGAGTACTGTTGCAGCTGGAGCTCCAGCTGGTGTCGAAGATATGATTATTGGTTTCAATAATCAGGTAATTGGTGCTAATAAATCATGGTCTTCTTCATCTAGATCTAGCGCCACTGATGCTGCTGGCGATGAGATGATCGAAGCTGGCGTAATTATGATCGCTGCTGCTGGTAATAACAACCAGTATATTGGTCTTGGATTTACGGATCCTCATAGACTCAATGGTGTTGCCGACCAATTCTTTGGTGCTAATGATCCAAGGGCTGAGTTTGGTGGACAGAGAACACCAACATCCCATAGAGATTGGATGAATCCTCAGGGTATTGGTTTTGATGATACTACTGGTTATCACCCTGCTATTAATGTTGGTGCTCTTGATGACTTTGTGGAATCTACCTACAAAGAAAGAAAAGCTGAATATTCTAATAGTGGTCCTGGTGTTGACATTTATGCACCTGCTGAAGACACTCTAGCTGCTGGTCTTCCTAGTGGACCTTATGCAGACTTCCAGAGATATGATAATCCTACTCATTTCGACGCTAACTTCAACGGTACATCTGCTGCTGCTCCTGTAGTTACTGGTCTTGTAGCTTTATACTTGCAGAGAAAACCTGACGCCACATCTCAGGAACTGAGACAGTGGTTGCTGAATGATTATGGTCAGGGTGTTGGAGTTGGCGCAACGGATTATTCTACTGTTGCTGCTGGTAGCACACAGATTGGTTCCGATTTACTCTTTGACCAGTTTCCAACTCCTGACTATGGTGATTCTGATTTTCAGTGGTGGACTGGTCAGTTCAACCAAAGAAGTCCTGATGGAGAGGGTGGCAGTGTAGCGATTGTTTATCTTGATACTGCTTCTGGTATTCTGACAGAATCTGCTGGTATTACAGAACCTAGTATTGAATCCCCAATCAACAATGATGTTGGTGTTAGTACTGAAAGCTTACAGATAAGATCTAGTAATTATGTTGCTATTGGAGATACTACCGTATCTGGTACTCTAAAAGCAGTTGAGTTGCAACTCTCTACTGCATCTGACTTTAGTAGTATTGTCTGGGAATCTACTGGAGAGAATAATACTAATCTAAATCAAACAATTGATGTACAGTTAGCAGGTTTTACTACACACTATGCTCGTGTAAGGCATCTTTCTAATGATGATGGCACAGCATTCACTTCTTATACATCTAATTATTCTGTAGGTATTGTTTCCTTCGCTACTCTGGGTAACGCTCCTGGTGTACAGGCACCTACGATTATTAGTCCTACCAGTGGAACTACTCTACAGCAGAGATTTGGTATTACTCTTGTATCCAGTGCATTCGTTTCTATTGATAGTGAAGCAGTATCTGGTACTCTGAAGGCAGTTGAATTTCAAGTTGCTGAGGATTCTGGGTTTAGCACTGTAGTATTTACTAGTATTGGTGACAATAATACTGCTCTATCTCAGATAATTTCTGATGGACTTAACTCTAGCCATACCTTCTATGTAAGATGTCGTCATCTTTCTAATGCTGATGGTACATCTGGTGTTGCACATATCTCTCCTTGGTCTGCAACTACCACCTTTACCACTCCTGGCGCTGCTCTTGCTGAGGTAGGTAGACTTGCTTCTATTAAAACTACCTTAACGAATGGTGTTGTTGAACCGGTTCAGTTATATGAGGCAGATAACCTCCTTGAGGTTAGCATTAGTGTTGCAAACCAGAACGACTTCCGTTCTACATTCTCTATTGGTATCTCCAGTACTCCTGGATTCAAGAGAAGTGATTTTATTACCTATGGTATTCCTCTTGATAGGGGTGGTACGAGACTAATTGAGAAGGTTGGTATCAAACCTGGTGATAAAATCTTCGTATCATCCTTTGACCCTAATATTTCTTTCCTTGCTTTTGCTACTAGAAAGTTTGATAAGTTGGGTCCTGACTCTGCTTTGGTTCATGGTAGAAGAAGATCTGGTACTCTTGGATTCAATCCTCCCTTCCAGATTAATACTAACCTTGAGTTCTTCACAGCACAAGAAGATAGCTTAGTCACAGTTCACGCTACAAACCAGAACTCTGACTCTACTGTTGGTATGTCAGTTGGTCTGTCATCTGGTGGTATCGCTGAGTTCCAAGAATCTGACTACTTAGTATTTGGTCTTAGACTTGCTCCTTTGCAGGATGTTCAGATCGACAACCTTGCTCTTGCAAAGGGTCAGAGTCTGATTGTTCGTGGATCTAAACCAAACCTGACTTTTGTTGCTCACTCTGTACCTCAGGATCCTGGTCCTTCTGGCATCGGTACAAACATTAATGTTAATACTACTGGTAATATTACTGCGAATTCGTTCTTTGGTGATGGTTCCGGTATCACTGGTGTAACTGGTGTTGGTGCAGGTGTCATTATTAAGGATGATGATAGTCCTATTGGTACTGCTGCTACTATTAATTTCGGTCAAAATCTGACAGTATCTCAAATCTCTGCTGGTATTGTTACTATTACTGCTGCAGATACCGTAGGTGTTGCACAAACTGCTAATAGTCTTGCTGATGGAGTTTCTGTTCCTAGAGCAACTTATGCTGACTATGCTACCATTGCTGGACTAGCTACGGTAGCAACTACAGCAACCTCGGCACTTACTGCTGACAGTGCAACAACTGCAGGAACAGCTTCTGAACTAGACTCTGGTGCTACAATTACATCTAATAATGACATCACTGCACCGAGATTTATTGGTGACGGATCTCAGTTAACTAATATTGTTGCTTCTGGTTCTGGTGTTATCATTCAAGACTCTGGATCCGCAGTTGGTACAGCAGGAACAGTTAACTTTAATGCTGGTCTTGATGTAAGTCCAGTCTCTGCTGGTATCGTTACAGTAACGATTAATGAGGCACCTCGTGCTACACTTGCAGGTATTGCATCTGAGGCTATTGTCGCTGGCATTGCCACCTACGCTACGCTCGCTGGACTCGCCTCTCAAGCAAACAATGCACTCTTTGCTAACAGTGCTAGTTTCTCCACCTTAACGGGTGCTGCAGACACCGCTAAGAACCTTTACACGCAGTTTGAGGGTACATTCAAGCCTCTACCTACTACTATTGGTACGAAGACAACAGATCACAGATATTATGGCATCGGATCTGATCGTTCTATCAATGTTCAGGGTTATGAATCACCTTACCTAAGATTTGAAGTAGGTCAAACCTATCGCTTTGAGAATGCCTCACAGCAGGCAAACTATCCGATCAGGTTCTACTATGCTGCAGATGGTTCTGCAGTAGGATTTGGTACAACAACTCCGAACCAGTTCTCTGATAATGTAACTGAGACTGGAACTTATACTGAAATTCTCATTGATGAGAACACACCTCAGCTTCTGTACTATGGTGCTGGTATTGGAACACAATTTGGAAGCATGGGTAACTCCATCCAAGTGTTTAATAATGATTTCCATAAGGTCAGCAGAGTTGGGGAGTTTAAGAATCTTGTAGGTCTCAAGACTGCTACTTACACTCAGTTCTATGAGGGTCGTTCTACCTCCTGGTATACAAATACCAATCTCGGTGTTGGTAACAGCGACTATATCCCTGGAGATCGCTCACATAATGTAAGCTCTATCGTTCAAACCGGTACTGGTATCTACAATATTAACTTTGCTGATGCAATGAATGACACTGATTATGCTGTCATTGGCATCGCGAGTGGTACTAATGCCTTCCCAGGTGGTATTGTTAATCTTAGGATTTCTGACAGAACGGTTAACGGATATACCGTTAGGGTGTATAATGGAATCCCTGCCCTTGAAGACTTGGGCGAACTTAGTATTATGACACTTGGTGGACAAGATGGAGAACGGACCTACATCTAGGATTATTAACTATGATAAGGTGGTCACTCAGTTGCCCACCTTTGTTATTGAAAATGGTCCTGAAGAATTCAATAGATTTAAGGATATAATTTTAGAGAAGAGATCTCAAGATCCAGAATATTTGGACACAGATGAAACCGCAGGTCATTCTGTCAAGGCATGGCTGACCAAGTGGGATACTCATCAGACCGACAAAAGGTTTATGGATATTGGCAATTATGTCATTTATGTGCTAAACTATATTACAGAGGAAGTATTTCATACTAGTGCAAAGTATAAACTCTCTTCTCTATGGGCAGTAGTAATGGAGGAGGGTGATCAAGCTATCCCTCATGATCACTTTCCATCAGCATGGTCTTGTGTATACTATATTGATGTCGAAGAAGATGTTGCTCCTATCTTATTGGAAGATAAGGAAGTGCATGTAAAGAATGGGATGTTAGTTTTGTTTCCTGGATTCATTACACATCATGTTCCACCCACAAAGGGGAGAAGGATTGCTGTTGCTATGAACATTAGTATCATTGATGAATCTTAATTATGACCAATGTAGAAATTAGTAAAGTATCCGTTGAGATGCCAGTTTTTGAGTCTAAATGGACTGAAAGGTTGGATGAATTCAAACAGAATATTTTAGATCATAAAAAAGAAAACCCCGATAGTGTCTCTGATAATAATGTCGGAGCGAATTGGAGATCTTCTTGGAATCTTCACGAGGTTGATTCTAGATTTTCTTCAATTGCAGATTATTTTGAGAATTTTGCTAACTCTATTGGCGAGCAGTACTTTCATAGTAACGGCATATATGAGGTAACTAATCTATGGGCTATGGATTATGGTCCAAATGAGGGGACAAAATTTCATAGTCACTTTCCCTCAGCGTTGTCTTTCATTTTTTATATTGATGTGGAAGAAAACTCTGCTCCTATTTGTTTTGGAGACTCATGTACACCAGTAGAAAATGGATTAATTTTAGCGTTTGACGCTAGCTTACCCCATTGGGTTCCTGATAATCATGAGGGAAGAAGAATAGTCATTTCGGCAAATGTTGATCATGTGCCCCCACAGCTCCGGGGATATAAAAGAGCAATTTAATTTTTTTATAAATCTACTTGTAGGTAAAGCAGTAAGTTATGTTTACAATCTACTCAATGCCAGGTTGCGGTCACTGTCGTCAAGTAAAACAGCTCATGGAGATTACAGAGCAGAAGCATGTAGTCTACACATTAAATCAGGATTTTACTATTGAAGAATTTCAAAATGAATTCAATACACAGTATTTTCCTCAGGTAGTTCACAACGATAAAGTTGTTGGAGGAGCTGCCGAAACTGTGCAGTATTTTAAAGAGCAGAATCTTGTCTGAACCAGAACTAAATAAAGATACCCACGGAAATCGGGGGGTGGAGTTCATTCTCAGCGGAGGAAAAAGGAAAGAACAACCAAAAACTTTTCAAATAAAGTTCGGTAACATGTTATCTTTCTTCAAGAGAGATATTGTTCTACATCTGAATTTTTATTTGGATATCAGAAAAAATAATTCCTTGGAGTAAAACAATGCTAGCTGTAAGTTTAGTTGCAGGATCGTTCTTGGTCATAGGTGCATTAATCGTTGGATGTATGCTAGGATGGGTACTTAGAGAATATATGATGTACCATCATGATCGTTCAGATCAACAACAAGTTCTCCACCCCGAAATGTATGATGAGAATGGAAATATTCTTCCCGACTCATTAATCGCCTTTCGTTTTAATGAAGACGAAGACGATAACGAAGACTAATTATTAACTTGAAAAAATCATGAGCAAACTACCACCACATCCACTTCAGTCTGAAATTTTGCAAGCTGTATCGAGTGCAAAGACTAAAGCAGCAAAAATCAATTTGCTCAAAGAGCATAGATCTCCTGCTTTAGTCTCTCTATTTGTGTGGAACTTTGATGATAGTGTCAAAAGTGCCATTCCTGAAGGAGATGTTCCATTCACTCCAAATGATTCTCCTACTGTTGAATCTCAGAGTAAATTAGCTAGTCAGTATAGAACCCTTTATAACTATGTGAAGGGAGGCAATGATAGTCTCAAGAGGACCCGTAGAGAATCTTTGTTTATTGAACTTCTAGAGTCTCTTCATCCCGATGAAGCAGAAATTATCTGCTTGGTTAAGGATAAGAACTTGGGTAAGAAGTATCGTATCACTCACAATGTCATTAAGGAAGCATATCCTGATGTTGAGTGGGGCGGCCGTAGTTGAACAAAGAAAAAGTAACCATCCTACATAAGGATTGCGATCCCGAGTTGGCAAAAGATAAATCTTTGCCATACTCGGCTTTTCTAATTGAATATTATGACTCTGAGGGGTATAAAAAGTATGATATTGCCTCAGCTTACAAACAAGTAGATCTTTTTGATCACTATTACGACGAATATAAGCAGGGATTTAAGGGTTGGATTCAAACTGAGGGTAGAATTAATCCAAAAATGTATGGGTACAAAAGTAAAACTAAAGAGTCCAAAAAGTAATTCAACTTTTAGTTTCAAGAATCCGGGGAAAAAATCTCCGGGTTTTTTTTGAACCGTAAGGTTTTTTAAAAACGGTTCGTGTTGATACGAAGACACTTGACTAAATAGAATATGAGGTCTATAATAGACCTATCGTTCATCCGAGAGATCGGACGCAAGTAAGTCGCGCAACGGAGCGTTGATCCCATGATTGAATTTTTATTATATTCATCACTCACCTGCCAACAAGCTGATACAATCATGCTGAAGATGAAAGCAAATGAGAATATCTCTGATGCTTTTAAGGTAGAGTTGATAGAGACCGTAAAGGAATCTACCCCTGAGTGTATCTGGGACGCACACGACTGAAGGAACGGCGTTTTAACAAACCCATTTCTTTAGGAGTAACACAATGAACACACTTAATCTCATTCGCAAGCAGATCAACAAAGCATCTGCACTTCACGACGCACAAATTGCTCACACTTCATATCGTGGTGTTGAGTATTCTACTCGTTGTGTAGAAAGTAAAGAGTCTCACGGGACTTTCTGCTATCGCGGTAGAACTTATAGCAAGTGATCATGCTTACATAGATAACTAGGGGTTCCTTGACGGGGACCCCTTTTTTGTGTATAATAGACAAAACCTCATTATTCTGATGGATAGACAAGTTTTAAAGGGTCTAGTCTTGACCATGAAAGCATTGGTGCAAGAACTAGAATCCGAAGTGTTCTCTAATACAGAAGCTTATCAACAAGATAATCGCGAAAACTATGATGATCCAGTAGAATACTTTGGAGACGGAGACGATGACGGATATGCAGACTGACTGGAGATATACTCCAGAAAAAATGGAAGTTAGAAACTCTGCTCTATCAATCCTTTTGAAGAATTTTGGTAGTGAGTTGAATCCAGATGGATCTCCTAAATATTCAAACAAGAGCATATATGAATGTGCTCATGATTGGGTATCCCAAGGAAATATGATAACTCATGGACTACTAAAATACTACGAGGTCTACTATGCGGATGAAGGACACAATTCGTTTAACCAAGGAAGCACTTAAACAACCTTGGTTATATACAGATGAAGAACTTTTGTATATGAAGAAAGCAAGGAAAGTTGCTAAAAAGGGATTAAAATTAAAACAACTGAAAGGAAATCATGGAAAAAGTGAGACTAGTTCAATCGACTCCGAATCCAGAGGAGACGATGGCGTACATAGCAAGGGTTTCAAATCCTAATAATCAGGACAATCCTAGCTTTGAAGGTCTCTTGAAGTATTGCATTAAGCATGGACATTGGTCTGTGTTTGAGCAAGCATACATGACTTTAGAAATTGAAACTTCTAGGGCAATCGCAGCTCAAGTGCTCCGTCATCGTTCTTTTACCTTCCAGGAATTTTCGCAAAGATATGCTGACAGTTCTATGTTAGCTAGTAGCATTCCTATTCCTGAATTGCGTGGACAAGATTATAAGAATCGTCAAAATAGTCTTGATAATGTTGATGCATTCAAAAAGCAAACTTTTGAGATTGCTATACAGAAATACTTTACTGAAGGTATGGATCTATATCAGACCATGCTAGACGCTGGAATCGCCAAGGAGTGCGCTAGAATGGTGCTTCCCTTAGCAACCCCCACAAAAATCTATATGACAGGCTCATGTCGCTCATGGGTGCATTATATCGATCTTAGAAGTGCTCATGGCACTCAGAAAGAGCATATGGATATCGCAGTTCAGGCTAAGAGCATTTTCTGCGAACAGTATCCTACCGTAGGTAAGGCACTTAATTGGTCTTAATAAATAACTTCACATAATATTTTGATATGGCAACTTATCCCGTAGTAAACAAACAAACTGGAGAACAAAAAGAAGTAGTGATGAGTGTTCATGACTGGGTTTCTTGGACAGAATCTAATCCAGATTGGATGCGTGATTATTCTGACCCATCAACTATGCCTGGTGTAGGTGAAGTTGGTGAATGGAAAGACAAACTTCTTAAATCCAAACCCGGTTGGAATGAAGTATTAGCTAATGCACAAAAAACTGGTAAAAACTGCCAAAAACTTACTTTAGACTAAATTATGCCTAGGAAGAGAAAGTCCGATCCAAGTGCTGGTGCTGGAATGACCAGTAAGCAGATGAGAAGGAAGAAACCTATTAATACGGACTTCCTGGTTGATATTCAACCATTAACAGATAATCAAGAAACCCTATTCAAGGACTATTCTCAGGGGAAAAATATCTTTGCCTATGGAGCAGCTGGTACGGGCAAAACCTTTATCGTGTTTTATAATGCTATCAAAGATGTTCTTGATGAATACTCTCCCTATCAAAAAATCTATATTGTCCGTTCTTTAGTATCTACTAGAGAAATTGGTTTCCTTCCTGGAGATCATGAGGATAAATCAGCTCTTTACCAAATTCCTTATAAGAATATGGTAAAGTATATGTTTGAGATGCCTACAGATTCCGATTTTGAGATGCTGTATGGCAATCTGAAGCAGCAAGAAACTATTTCTTTCTGGTCAACATCATTCATTCGTGGAACTACTCTTGATGATGCAATTGTCATTGTAGACGAATGCCAAAACTTGAATTTTCATGAACTTGATAGTATAATCACTAGAGTTGGTGAGAATTCTAAAATTCATTTCTGTGGTGATGCTACCCAGACTGATTTGACTAAGACTTACGAAAAAAATGGCATCCTAGACTTTATGAAGATTTTAGAGCAAATGCCATCATTCGCATCAATTGAATTTGGTGTTGATGATATTGTTCGTTCTGGTCTCTGTAAAGAATATCTTGCTACTAAATTGGCACTCGGTATGTAATGTTTAATCATCTTGAAATTGAACTTCCTCGGTTAGAGAGGAACACCATTGATGGTGTACGATATTATGAAACACCTGACACAAAGATGGTATCCATTACCTCTATTATCAGTTTTTATAATAGAGAAATTTTCATCAAATGGCGGAAAAGAGTTGGAGAAGAGGCAGCAAATCTAAAAACTAAACTCTCTACGAGTCGTGGTACAGATATGCACACTCTTACAGAGCATTATCTAAAGAATGATGCTCTCCCTAAGGTAAAGCCTCTTCCTGAATTTTTGTTTAAAATTGCCAAACCTGATCTAAATCGGATTAGTAACATTCACACTCTAGAAGGATCTTTGTATAGTGAGCAATTAGGAGTTGCTGGAACTGTAGATTGTATCGCTGAGTATGATGGTGAATTAGCAGTTATTGACTTTAAAACATCGGCAAAACCTAAACCATATAAGTGGATTGAAGGTTATCTTGTTCAATGTGCTGCTTATGCTTGTATGTACTATGAACTGACTGGCACACCTGTCAAAAAATTTGTCATTATCATGGCATGTGAAGATGGGTCTTGCAAAGTGTATCAAGAATATGATAAACTTAAGTACATGAAGTTACTTACCAAATACATCAGAAACTTCGCGGAGTATCACTTAAATGGAAAATGAATTAACAAAGGCATTGGGCAAAAAGTTCATGAATGCCGCAAAGTTCTCTTTAGAAATAGAGACTCTCGTATTGAAACAGAAAATGAATTACATTGAAGCTATTGTGCTTTTTTGTGAGGAGAATAATATAGAAGTTGATTCTATTAGTAAACTGATTTCAAAACCACTAAAAGAGAAATTGAAGCGTGATGCTCAAGATCTTAATTTTATGAAGAAGACCACTAGAGCAAAATTGCCTCTCTAAATAAGCCAAGGTAAATTAGAAAGATGTCAGATTTTTTCGACTCAGAACTCGTTCAAGAGGAATTACAGGAAATTAATGAACTTCAGGAAGAAATCTATACTGAAGTGTTTTCTTTTGGCGAATTAGATCGTGAAGAGAAAATCGAGCATATTGATAAACTCGATAAATTACTAGAAAAACAGAGAATTCTGTATACAAGGATGTCACTGTCTGACGATCCTCGCGCACAAGAGATGCGTGAGAGTGTCCGCAAATCAGCTATCATGATGGGGTTCCCCAAGGATGTTGATTGTGCGGTTCTTTTCGGCAACATGCAGAAAACCTTAACAAAAGTCAGAGAGCAGATCTCTTGACAATGGGAGCACTGTCGCCCTATAATAGACCAGTAACAAGCCAAATCCAATTACAGGCCAAATCTAATGTCATTCGCATCACTTAAAAAACAGTCCTCCCTTGGTTCACTAACCGCTAAACTGGTTAAGGAAGTAGAGAAAACCAATAAGGGTGGTAACTCAGCTGACGAGCGTCTCTGGAAACCAGAGGTCGATAAAGCTGGCAATGGATATGCTGTTGTCCGTTTCCTTCCTGCCCCTGATGGTGAAGACCTGCCATGGGCAAAGATTTACTCCCATGCCTTCCAAGGTCCTGGTGGTTGGTACATTGAAAACTCTTTGACCACTAGCGGTGCCAAAGATCCTGTTTCTGAACTTAATTCAAGTCTTTGGAACAGTGGTAACGATGCTGATAAAGAAACTGCTCGTAAGCAGAAGCGTAAGCTTTCCTACTACTCCAACATCTATGTTGTAAAAGATCCTGCAAACCCTGATAACGAGGGTAGGGTCTTCCTCTATAAGTTTGGTAAGAAGATCTTTGATAAGGTCATGTCTGCCATGCAACCCGAGTTTGAAGACGAAGAACCAATCAACCCATTCGACTTCTGGCAGGGTGCTGACTTTAAGATCAAGATCAAGAAAGTTGCAGGATACTGGAATTATGATTCTAGTGAGTTTGCTCGTCAAGCACCTCTCCTGGATGATGATGATGCTATGGAAGCAATCTGGAAGAAGGAATATTCTCTTGCAGAATTAGTTGACCCCTCTCAGTTTAAGTCTTATGATGAACTGAAGACTCGTCTGAACTATGTCCTAGGAGCTTCTACTCCTAAGGCTCCTGATCCTGAAGTTATTGATGAAGAGTCTAACTTCAACTCTCCTGACATCATGGCATCTTCTACAACGCAAATGTCTCCTCAAGAGAGTGAAGATGACGCTCTGTCCTATTTCCAGCGTCTTGCAGAAGAATGATATAAATATAGGGAGGGAGACCTCCCTTTCGTAGTTTTTTCCTATCTAAAATGTCTTTCTCCGGTAATAGATATATTGTCACATATGATGACGGTGACAATGCAAATACTCAAAGACTTGAAGTAATTGCTGAAACTGCAGATATGGCAGAAGCAAGAGTAAAGCATCTCTTCCCTTCTGCTCAAAATGTTGTAGTCGCTGCTGCTTGATAAATGTCACGCACTCAAGTAATTGTTTATAATGGTCCTGACGGATTTTGCAATGTCGTCATTCCATCAGATCAGTGTGTTCTCTCTGATGTAGATATCATCTCTAAGGATGTACCTACATCAGAGTATTCGATGATCTCTCATACCGAATTGCCCTCTACAGTATTCAGAAACGCATGGAAATACAACCACTCAAATTCAGCTGTGGATGTGGATCTTGTAAGTGCAAAAAATCTGTGCCAGAAAGAGCTGGAAAGTCGGTATCTGCAGATCAGAACCGAGAATCAAGAGATTACAGCACTAGCAGAAATGAAGGGAGAATCTCCAGCACTGAAAGATAATCCTGTTGTACCCTATTCTGATATTAATTCTGCAACTA